ATTTATCAAGTTAAACCCTGATATTAATTTAAAAGTATGAAAATACTTCAAGTTTGTGACAAGAAAATAAGCGGAGTCGAATACCACCGACTACTTATTCCACATGGAAAGATAAACGAATCAGAGGAAGTCGAGATAACAACTGCTCACATCATTGACCATTTGCCCGACTCATTCTTTCATCAATTCGATTTAATCGTTTCAAGTTCCGTTGTATCAAAAATGGGTTTTCAGGAAATACTCTGGAAACAACTTAAACGAATAGGGATACCTGTTATAATTGATAGGGATGATACATGGGTACTTCCGCATAATCACCCACTTAAAAAAGATTGGGTAAACAAAAAGACCGCTCAACAGATTACCTACAACCTGCAGCAGGCAAATGCTGTAATGGTGACTACAAACCACCTTGCAAACATGGTGAGTCCATTGAATAAGAATGTTTATGTTATTCCAAATGCAATAGACTTTAATCAGGACCAATTCAAACCTGACCTAAAAGTAAAGCGAATGAAAACGGACCACATTCAAATAGGTTGGTCAGGTTCGGTAACACATCACCACGATTTAGTACTACTTGCAGAATCATTCCTACAACTAAAGTCAGACCCTGATACACAAAACAAGTACAGACTAATCTTGAGCGGATTTATTGAAGGGGATGATATGTGGAAAGAGTACGAAAACATTTTCACGAGTGGTTACAGAATAAGTCAAGAACAATACTGCAGGATAAACGGAATGGATGCCTTCACTTATGCCAGTGCTTATGATATGTTTGACATTGGTTTAATCCCTCTAAAAGATACCCCATTCAATAGATGCAAGTCTGAATTGAAAATGCTTGAAATGGGTGCAAAAAAGGTATCCGTAATCGTTTCAGATGAATATCCTTACACTAACATTGCAAAGAATAAAAAGAACTGTTTGACAGCAAATAAAAAAGAATGGTTTAAACAAATGAAAAAACTCATAACTTTGCCTGAGTTAAGAAGTGAACTATCTGAAAACCTTTACAATGAGGTCAAAGATAATCACAATATAGAAAAGGTAAACGAATTAAGATTAGAACTTTATAAAAACACAATCAATGGGGAAGTACGAAGCTAAATACTCAGATGAACTATTTGAAAACATTTGTAATGAAATTGCCACAAGTGCAGTAGGATTACATGATGCGTGTAAAAAGTTTGACTTACACCCGTCTAATTTTTATAGATGGATTGCTGAAGATGAAAAGCTGCGCGACAAATACACGCAGGCGCGCGACGTTCAGGCTGACTTATTAGCTGACCAAATAATCAAATTAGCTGATGACAAAAGCGGTGATACTCAGGCGGGTGAGTTTGGTGAGGTAGGTAATGCAGCCGCGATTCAAAGAAGTAGATTACAAGTTGAAGCCCGCAAATGGATAGCAGCCAAACTAAAACCTAAGAAGTACGGTGATAAGGTAGAAGTTGACCAAACAATAAACGTTAATAAATTACCTGATTGGTTAACCGCTCCTATTGAAAACAGCAACTCAAATAAATCTGAATAGCAAAAAAGGCGGGTTTTAATTAAACTAACCACCATTCACATAAATAATGACCTTATTCAATCCTAACTTTATACACTTACAGAAATCCCTTGCAGAAGGTAACTCCCGAATAGTTGCCCTGCAAGGGGGTTGAGTACACGCTCAGGGAAAACGTATTCAGCCCTTCAATGGTTGATACGTCAATGTATGACTTATGAGGGCATGACTATATCGATAGTTAGGAAAACCTTACCCGCTCTTAAGATGTCTGCAATGCGTGACTTTATAGACATATTAAAATCAATCGGGCAGTACAATGAAGCCCTACATAATAAAACCGAAAACATCTACTATCTGAATAAGAACATAGTAGAATTTTTTAGTTTAGACGTAGCAGACAAAGTAAGAGGTCGTAAGCGTGACATATTATTTATCAATGAAGCTAATGAGTTGGAGTTAGAAGATTGGCGTCAATTACTTTTAAGAACATCGGGTAAAGTAATTATCGACTACAACCCCTCAGACTTCGAACATTGGATTTATGACCACGTGTTGACCCGAGAAGATTGCTCAACTTTAATAACCACCTACAAAGATAATCCTCACCTACCTGATGCACTTAAAAGAGAAATCGAAAGTCTTAAAGATGCAGACCCTGAGTACTGGAAGATATTCGGATTAGGTGAACGCGGTCAGTTAGTTGGATTAGTCTTTAACAATTGGGTTAATTGTTTCGCAGTTCCTGAGAATGCGAAGTTTATCGGTCATGGATTGGATTGGGGTTTTACGAATGACCCCACAGCTTTAGTTTCAGTTTACAGACGTGACAATGAATTGTACTTAGTTGAGAAACTTTACGAAAGAGGATTGACTAATCAAGACATTGCCAAGAAACTAACTGAATTAGGAATCAACAAAAGAGATGAAATCTTTGCTGATAGTGCAGAGCCTAAAAGTATTGAGGAAGTTTATCGAATGGGATTCAACATCAAACCAACGGCAAAGGGCAAGGACTCGATTATTAATTCAATCGACATTCTTAGACGTTTTAAAATCTTTTTAATCGGCTCAAATCTGCAAAAGGAATTCAGGACGTATAAGTGGAAAACAGATAAGGCAGGCAAGGCAATTAACGAACCTGTGGACTTCAATAATCACTTAATTGATAGTAGCAGATATTTAGCTTTAATGAAACTAAACGAGAACTTAAAAGGGAAATACGTTACAATTAGAGCCTAAATTAATACTTTAAAACAATGCGAAAGATATACGAAGAATTAAACCTAAGTCAAGCAATCGAACTAAATTCTATTAATAAGGATTTGGACCGGTTAGAATACGCAGCGAATAGACTTGCAATCGTGTTCAAAGTTCCTGTTGTGGAAATCTACAAAAGAGAAGTTGAAGATATATTCGCTTTAGATAACGAACTGAATAAACTTGAAAGTCTACCAATAGCAGCAAAGTTAAAAGATAAGATTAAGATTGGCGGCAAGTGGTTTAAAGTAGACTACAACGTGAGTAAATTAACAGCGGGGCAATTCATCGACATTCAGCACTTTGCATCAACTGACCCTGCAAAGAATGTTCATAAGATACTTGCATCAGTAATTAGACCTATTGGCGGTTGGTGGGGATTGGGAAAGGTTGAGGAGTATAACGGTGATAACCATGAGGAGATAAGTAATCACTTACTTAAACACATGACAATCCTGCAAGCCTATCCGATTACGCTTTTTTTTTGCCAAATCTTAAACAACTCATTGAAAGATATTCAAACTTATTCCCTCAATCAACTAAGGGAATTGGAGAGGAAACTCCAGGAAACGAATTCGCAAAAAAATGGGGATGGGTTGCCACAATAGACAACCTGTCAAACAACGATAAAACGAAATGGGATTACTTCTTGAACCTACCGATTATTCAATTCTTAAACTTATTAAGTTACCACATAGACCACTCAGAAGAAGTCAGGAGAGCAGCAAGTGAAAAAAGTAGATTATAAACAATTATTAGGTGACTTAGGCGAGAACCCTGACCAATACGGAGTAGTGCAATTTGATACTATAATTGGAAAGGCATTATATCAATTTGCATCAGCACTAACAGACGTTTTAAAATCTAACTTAACAGAGAAGCAGGCGTACTATTCCGAATCGGAGTTGCTTCAATCAATCATTGCATTACCCGTTCAAACAAGAGGAAAGAACTACTTAGTAACTATTCAAGGGAATGATTATGCCTTCTTCGTGGATAAGGGAGTAAGCGGAACAAGGAATAAGTTTAACAGTCCTTTCAGTTTCAAAAATGAATATGTAAGTAAAAACTTTAATAAGTCATTACGAAAGTGGATTTCAAAACGTGGCATCCCAATTGAATCGAGATATTCACAGACAAGAAACTTAACTAAGCAACAAAGAGCAACAAAGCAAATAGATGAGAAAACGAAAATGGCTTATGCAATGGGAGTAAGTATCAAAAGAAAAGGCCTTAAACCTACTTTGTTTATTACAGATGCAGTCACAGAGGCGACCTTAGAAAGCATGGCATCAGGATTAGCAAATGCACTCGGAGCATCAATTACAATAACTTTAGCAAATAATTTAATGAGATGATAACAATATCAAGTAATCCTTATAATTGGCAAAATTCATTCAATGAAATGGTATTCAATGTGAGTAGCACAAATGCACTCGCATCAGGATTTCAATTCTTAGTGGATGTAAATGTATCAGGTCAGACCAATCCTGTAACAAGGTTAACCTACCCAAAGCAACCGAACACAGGAGCGATTGAGATAAACCTTAACGAGGTTATTCAAAACTATGTAAGCTATGACTTACTAAGTTCATTCAATGCAAGCGGAACACAGAGGGTTTCAAATGCTCGTGCGCCTTATTGGATTGGATTTGGTGAAGTGTACAACAACGCATCAGGCATCCCGACTATCTATCCTGACTTAGCTTCATTCGGTTCAAGTGGTTCACCTAAGTACGGTACTAATGCAGTATTTGAATTTCAAACATGGAACGCATCAAGCTATCAATCGTATGCCTTAAGTCGAAGTAATCAAAAGTCTTTGAATCAAGAAACATTCACAGACGTAATCCGATTGGACCAAAATAGAATACTTCAATTCTTTGATGTGAGCGGAAATATATTTGATGTCAATAATATAATCTATAATGAAGTAGGAACTGCCTTGTATGGGTCGGTCCAAGCGGTGACAAGGGTTACAGATATAGTTTCGATTAACGTAGGTAAACGAGAATGGGAAAACATGGGCAGTACATGGAATACCTTTTTAAACAACGCCGCCGCAAGTTATATTGAATTAACATTTAGAGATAACACAGCGGCTACTCTTTACACACGCAGAATGAACTTAGATTTGTCTTGCCCTAAGTATGACATTTATAGACTGCATTGGCTAAACTCTTTAGGTGGGTTCGATGCTTTTAATTTCAATAAGGTATCAGTCAAGAAAACTGACATTGAACGAAAGCAGTTTAAAAGATTTCAACCGCTCAACTATTCAGAATCATTCAGGGGCAAAACAAACTACTTCACAAAGTACACCGACCGCATAACATTAAATTCAGATGGCTTAACAGATGCACAATGGGAAGGACTTAAGGAACTATTAACAAGCCCTGTAATTTACTTAGAACAAGATAATAACACTTTGCTATCAGTTAATATCTTAGAATCGAATTACGATGAACTAAACTATTTAACTAACAGAACGATTAGCAACTTAGTGATTAATATTGAATACGCATTTGATAATTATAAACAAACACTATGAACGAAAACGAATTAATACTTTATGCGTACAATGCAAGCGGGTTTGTTTCAGATTCGTTTCAAGTTGACTTAACCGAGTCAGTAAGTTTACCGATTACTAAAACTATCATTGATATTCGTGAACCTGAAAAAAGACAAAGCGATTATTCAAAGACAATTACTTTGCCCGGTACTTCGAATAATAATAAAATCTTTAACCACATATTCAAACTTGATAGGGCAACAATAAACGAAACTACAATAAACTATCAACCCGACTTTAACCCTAATTTAAAAGTCGATGCTATCTTGTATCGTTCAGGTATTCCACAGATAACAGGATACTTACAACTCAACAACATTAAGAGAACGGATGGCGATATAGAATACGAGGTTATAATTATCGGGAAGTTTGCTAATATGTTTCAAGACTTAGGAGAAAAGAACCTAAACGAATTAGACTTATCAGCTTATGACCATGAATGGAATCGTGATAACATAGTTAATTCATGGGCTACTTCGATAATTAAGGATAACGCTACTTATGTAAACTTCAACGTATCAGGCGTGCCGAATGGTGAGGGTTATGTTTATCCTTTAATTGATAGGGGCAATTCGGTGGGGTTTGGGGAAATTACCTATCCATTAAACACAATGTATCCTTCTGTTTATGTTAAGCAAGTAGTAGACTCAATCTTTAGTCAAGCGGGGTATCGTTACGAATCAGCATTCTTTAATTCGGATAGGTTTAAGAGGTTAATAGTTCCATTCTCAGGCGGTGAGTTTCGAATGAGTGCAGCAGAGGTTGAAGATAGGACATTTGATGTAAGTATATCAACTCCTTATTCATTTGCTCAAACTGCATTCACACCTCAATTGGTATTGTGGGATACCTTAAACAAAGATACGACACCGAGCGGATTTGATATTAGTACAGATATATTCACCATGCCTGCAGGAGTAGCGGGTGAAGTAACGTATAGGGCGGAATTAAAATTTAAATTAAGAAACGTCTCAGGAGTAAGTTTGCCAGTAGATACGGAGAGTTATGTATTTTTAAACATCATTAGAAAAACAGCCGCAAACGTAACAACTATCATAGGGAGAACTGATGTATTTGTTGGTACTTCAAACTTAGCTAATAATGCAGTTGTCAATGGAGTTGCTTCGGCTCAATCTGCTCCAACCTTAATCAATGTAACTGATGAAGTATATTGTGAATTTAATTACATGACTATTGGATACACCGAAACTGATGTATTGTTTACAGCGGAAGCGGATTCATTCTTCTTCAATTCTCCTTCATCATTATATCAAGAAGGTTCATCAGTTAACATAAGTTCGGTATTGCCTGAGAAGGTCAAACAATCTGAATTCTTAACGTGGTTAATTCGTGCCTTTAATCTCTATTATCAAGTTGACCAAATCGACTCAAAGAAATTCATCATTGAGCCGAGAGATGAATTCTACTTAAATGACTTTGAAGATATTACTAACTACTTAGACGTATCAAAAGAAATTGATATTGCACCAATGGGATTACTTGATTTTAGAAACTTTCAAATGCAATATAAAGAGGACGATGACGAGTTTAATAAGAAGTATCAAGAAGTTTATCGTGAACCTTACGCCACAAAGAAATTCAATGTAAACAACGATTTTATCAAAGGTGATAAGACGGTTCAATTAGGGTTTTCACCAAGTCCTTTGAGTGATTCAAAATATCATACACGAATCATGACTAAGATTCGCCCAGAAGATTTCACCACAGGCAAAAAAGATATGCCGACTTATAATCTTAGACTTCTTTATTATGGAGGTTTGATTGCCGATGTGACAGGGTTTGTTATGACTTATGGTGCGAGCGGTACAAGTAGTTATCAATTCCCTTATGCGGGTATGGTTGATGATGTTTACGCTCCTACTTTTGATTTGGGATGTGGATTATCAAGGGCTATAAATTACGGCTCATTTGTTCGTGATGCGGTTGAATTAACTGATGCAAATTTATTTAATCTTTATTGGAAAAGAACGATTGAAGAGATAACGGATAAGGATTCAAAAGTTGTAACAGCTTATTTTAAATTTTCACCGCTTCAATTGAATAGTTTATCATTTAGAAAGTTCTACCAAATAGATAAACAATTTTATCGACTCCATTCAGTTGAGTATGACTTAAGTTCAAAGGATACGACTAAGGTTCAATTCTTAAAACTAAAAACCTCACCAGTATTCACACCAAGTACAACAAGAGGGAACGGAGGTATTGGAAGCGTAAGCGGTGGCGATATTACACCGATGTTCGCCAAACAAACAAACACTACTTACTTCAGTGATTACAGCAACACAGCCACAAAGATTCAACCTAATTCAGACACGATTGTACTTATAGACTATTCGCAAAAGATTTGGTTTATTGATTCTGCAACAACAGTATATCTACCTGATGCAAATTCAATTCCACCAATAAACGGAGCGCCAATAATTGTGATTAGAAACATAGGGGGAAGTGCAGCAGATGTGTATTCAATTAATTCAAGCCAAGATGTAGATGGAGGCACTCATGTTCATTTGAGAGCAGAAGAAACGATATGGGTGGCAGCTAACAATAATAAATGGGAAGTACTATTCAAATATAAACAGCCATGATAGAACTATTTAATAATAACAATTCAAGATTAACAGACTTAGCTGACTTGATTAAACTAATGAGAATTGACTCAAACTATATTTCAATAATAAGAGAATACGAGAATGGCAAAAGTTAAGGCATTAATAGGGATTGAAACTGACATAGGTAACTCAGATGTTCAGTTAAAGAAGTTAGATAAGGAAGTAAACAATGTAAAGAAGTCTGCAAAGGATACTAAAAGTAGTTTAAAAGGAGTCGGTGGTGCAGTTGGTGATTTGGGCGGTCCATTAGGTCAGGCAGCAAGTGGAGTGCAGACTTTAGGCAAGGCGTTTATGACGTTATTAGCGTCACCAATTGGTATTATATTAGGTTTACTTGCGGGTATTGTGGCTTTATTATCAAGGCTTGACCCAGTAGTTGATAAAGTAGAACAAGGCTTAGATGCGTTGACTGCAATATTCGACACATTAGCGGGGAATTTAGATAAGGTTGGAAAGCTATTCATGCAGATAATGACTCTTGATTTTAGTGGTGCAACTAAAACCGCTCAGGAATTAGGCGGTGCAATGGGTGATGCTGCTAATGAAGCTATTGATTTACGCAAAAGTATTCAAGCATTAGAGGACGTACAGAATGAGTATACGGTATCAAATGCAAAGGCAGAAGTGGCAGTTAAGAATCTTTTAATTCAAGCTAAGAATGTCAACCTAAGTTATAAGGAAAAGATTAGGATTTTAAAAGAAGCCAGTAAGATTGAAAAGGAAGATTATGAAGCGGGATTAAAGATTGCAGAAGAAAATGCAAGGATAGCAAAAGCAGAATTAGCGAGGATTGATAAGGCGGGAACGAATAGAGGTGAAGCAGCTAAGGCGGCAGCTGATGCAGAAGCAGCATTGATAAGGTATAAAGGTCAAAGTGCAGACTTACAAGAAAGAATACAGAATAGAATTGATGCAGTTAATGAGGCTCAGGCTGCTAAGGATAAGGCAAGAAAAGACCAACAAGAAAAAGAAGATAAGGAAAGGGCGGAAAGGGAGAAAAAGTTAAATGATGAAAAGTTAGCACATCTTAGAAAAGGTCAAGGCGAATATGAGGCATATCTAAAAGAGCAACAGAGATTGAGGGATGAGGCGTTGCAAAATGAAATCAATGCTATGTTATTAGGCAATTCCCAAAAGCAATCATTGACCGAAGAGGAGGCTAATAAACTTTTAGAAACAAGAAAGTTAACAGATGCGGAGATAGCCACCTTAGCACTTTTAAGTGTAGATAAACAAATTGAGTATATCAAGAAACTTGCAGATGCAGATAAGAGTGTATTAGATGCTAAGTTAGCGGCTCAAATTGATTTTGCCAACCAATTATCAGGCTTATTAAATAACGTATCTAACTTAATGGGGCAACAATCTGAGGAGGGTAAAGCTATGGCAGTAGCAGCGACTTTAATTAATACTTATGTTGCAACGATGCGAGCCTATACAGAAGGCTTAAAGGTTGACCCGACAGGAGTATTTGCATTTCTATCAGCAGCAGCGGCAGCGGCAACAGGATTGAAGGCGGTTCAACAGATATTAAGTACAAACGCAAAAGGAACTGATGGAGGTGGTGGAGGAGGCGGACCTATTGCATCAGCACCGCCACCAATAACCCGACCGAGTTCATCCTTTGTGCAGTTAGATAATCGTGGTCCATTAGACGTGAACAACGTAGGCATGACTAAGGTTGTAGTGGTTGAGTCAGATATTACACAAGTACAGAATCAAGTAAGTTCAATAAAGGCTAAGGCGACAATAGGTTAAAATAAATAATTTAAATAATACTTTACTACATGGAATTACCTTTATACGAATTAGTAATTAATGATGAAGATGATGAATCGGGAGTTGACTTTATATCCTTAGTCGATAAGCCTGCAATTAAAAGAAATTGGATAGCATTCAAAGACGAACAATTCGAATCTTATACAGATTACCCTGAACAAGCAAAAGAGAATGCAAAGATAGCTTTAAGATATGCAGAGGAAAACGGATGGGGCGATTGTGGAACTGATGTCGGAAAACAAAGAGCAAACCAACTTGCAAAAGGCGAAGCAATAAGCAGAGATACAATAGCGAGAATGGCAGCATTTGAAAGACATAGACAAAACAGCGATAAGGAATTGGGTGACGGATGCGGGCGGTTAATGTGGTTAGCGTGGGGAGGTGATGCAGGTATAGAATGGGCGCAAAGAAAACTTAGTCAAATAGATAAAAAGGCTTTTAGTTTTAAATCCGACCAAGAGAAAAGAATTATTAGCGGACCTGCAATGATTCCAAATGAATTGATTTACCGCAAAGATAAAGAGGGCAAAGAATATAATGTAGTATTCTCAGAGGAAACGATTCAAAAAATAGTTGAGAAATATTTTAAAAGTCAATACACTACTAACTTCAATCTCCAACACAAAAAGAGTTTATTAGCACAAGGGGTTTACTTGATTGAATCCTTTGTCATAGACGAGGAAAGAGGAATTAATGCCCCTAAAGGATTTGAAGATTTACCGAATGGAAGTTGGTTTATTTCCTGCAAAGTTGACAACGATGAAATATGGAATGACTTCATTAAAGAAGGAGTTTTTAAAGGGTTTTCAGTTGAGGGATTTTTCCAAGAAAAACAAGTTAAGGAAACTAAGTCAGAAGAATTAGAATTGCTTGAAATGTTGAATAGATTACAACAAGATAAATATAATATAATTACAAATATGAGTGAAGCTAAAAACTTATTAGACAAATTAAAATCAATGTTTCAAGAGGAAACTATTGAGGAAAAAGTAACCATGCAAGAAGCTAAGTTAGCTGATGGAATTACTATCATAAAATGGGATGGCGAATTAAAAGAGGGAACTTTGGTTTCAGTCGTTTCAGAAGAAGGAGAAATCCCTGCACCAACAGGTGACCATGAGTTGCAAGATGGACGTAAGATAACTATCGAAGAAGGCGGAGTTGTATCATCAATTGAAATGCCAAAAGAAGAAAAGGAAGAAGAAAAGGAAGCGGGCGAAGTTGAGATAAACATGAGCGAGCAGGAGATAATGGCTATCAAAGAAATGTGTAAGTCTTATGAGTCAAGAATCAAGGCACTTGAGGATAAAATGAAGGTTGACAGCGAAATGATTTCTGAGCAAACCGAAACAATTGGCAAGCAAAAAGAAGCTATGTCATTGATGTTTCAAATCGTTGAGAAATTAGCAGATGAACCAAGTGCAGAAGTAAGCAAAACAGAATCATTCAACGTAAAATTATCTGAGCAAAAGCAAAACGAATTAGATAATCTAAGTAGAGTAGTAGAATTTTTAAACAAAAAATAAAATATTATGTCATTTAATGTAACGGCTTTGGCAGCCTACACAAAAGCCAACGAAAGAGAACTATTGACTAAGTCATTATTCTCAGCTAAATCAATCAGTTTAGCTACTAAAATGCCGGGCGTTAAATCGTCACAGCAAGTTAACGTAATGGATACCGATGCGGTATTCCAAGCAGGTACTTCTTGCGGATTCAGTGCATCAGGAACAACAACATTTTCAAACAGAACATTAACTGTTGCACCTATCAGAGTACATGAGGCTTTATGTCCAAAAGACTTAGAAACAAAGTACCTTCAATTAGTGATGGCTCCAGGTTCTAATCCTAAAACTATTCCTTTCGAAGAAAAGTACACCGATTTAAAAGCGGGTTTAATCGCAGAACAATTAGAGACTGCATTTTGGCAAGGTGATACAACTTCAGGAAATTCGAGTTTAGCTCGTTTCGATGGGTTGTTGAAAATCATTACAGCGGCTTCAGGTTCAGTTATCCAAGCGAATGCAAGTGGATTCACAACAGGCGCACCTTACAGCGCATCAGGTGGTATCACTACTTCGAATGTGATTGCAATTTTTCAAGGTGTTTACAGAGCGTTACCAGTTGCGATATTAGACAAACCTGATACGGTTGTATTTTGCGGAATGGGTACATTCAGAACTTACCAATTGGCATTAACCAATGCAAACCTATTCCATTACAATACCGATTCAAGTAACTCAAACTTTGAGATTACTATTCCAGGTACTAACATTAAAGTAATTGGTGTGAATGGATTGAATAACACTAACCGCATAATTGCAATGAGAAGTTCTAATATGTTCTTTGGTTGCGATGTGATTGGTGAAGAATCTAAGTTCGAGATGTTCTATGCACAGGAAGCTATGGAAGTTCGCTATGTAGCAGAATTCAAAGCAGGTGTGCAGATTGCATTTCCTAACGAGATTGTCAATTTTGTTTTAGCATAAATAACGGGGGTTAATAGCCCCCATTTAATTTTATAA